ACAGCATCAGGTGACAAGTGGGCGTTTAACAAACCCATAGCGTTGGGTGGTTGGACGATAACCGAAACTGGTGGGTCACTCTACTTTGCAACTGGTGGTGTGAATAAGATGAAGTTGGACGCAAGCGGCAATCTCGATGTCGTTGGCTCAGTCAATTCTAATGCAACGATTAGCTAATAGGAGATACCGAAGATGGCTATAAAAGTAGGTGGCACAGAGGTTGTAGATAACAACCGACAGCTTAAGAACATAGCGAGTGTAGATGCTACAACGGTGGCTGCACTTGGAACGGCTGGCGTTGGAGGCGGTGGTGGAGCAGTAGACTTTACTGCATCAGGTAGCTTATCAAATGGTGACCTTGTGAAGCTTAACTCAAATGGTACGGTAAGTGTTGTTGCAGGGGGTGGTGTAGGTTCAGAAGTTACCTTTGACAGCACTAATTCTACAGAAACTACAGCTACTTTTGACAGTAATTCTAATAAAGTAGTTGTAGCTTATAAAGATGGAGGAAACTCAAACTATGGTACAGCAATAGTAGGTACTGTAAGCGGTAGTTCAATTAGCTTTGGCTCACCCGCAATATTTGAAAGTGATTCTGTTGATCAACTTAATTGTACTTTTGACAGCAACTCTAATAAAGTTGTTATATTTTATAATGACACAGGCAACAACTATTATGGAACTGCTGTTGTAGGAACAGTAAGCGGCACATCAATTAGTTTTGGAACTCCTGTAGTTTTTCATACTGCATACAGTTATGTTTCTAAAAATGCGTCTACTTTCGACAGCAACTCCAATAAAGTCGTAATAGTTTGGGGTGATAATGCTACTGGAAACAAATTCTTAAAAGCCAAAGTTGGAACTGTAAGTGGAACATCTATTAGCTTTGGATCAGCTACTACTATTACAGATTTTAATGCATCTAATCAGTATGGAGCTACTTTTGACAGCAACTCCAATAAGGTAGTTGTGGTTTATAGAGGGGATTCAAGCCCAGACTATTATGGAACTGCTGTAGTTGGAACTGTAAGTGGAACATCTATTAGCTTTGGCAGTGCTGCAACATTTCGTTCTGGTCGTGTTGCACATCCAAGATGCACATTTGACAGTAACTCTAATAAAGTAGTTGTAGCCTTTGTGGATTATAATAATAGTGAAAGAGGTGCAGCCGTTGTAGGAACAGTGTCTGGTACAAGTATATCATTTGGAACGTCTGTATTTTTTACAGCTGTTAGCGAAAACTTAGATGGTACTTATACTATACCATCTTTTGATAGCGACTCTAACAAAGTAATTATTGCTTATGAAAATAATGATCCCAATCCTGATGAGACAAAAGTTGTTGTGGGTATTGTAGATGGAACTTCTATTGTTTTTCAACCATCCATTGTGTTAGACACTGATGGTAGCCAACAAATAGGATTAACTTTTGATAGCAACGCTAACAGGGCTGTAGTTCTATGGTCAAAACGAAGTAATAATTATGGAACGGCTGCAACATTCAAACCATCAGACGTTTTTGAATGGATAGGTTTTGCGTCAGCAGATGTATCAAACGGTGCGACAGCTACTATTAACGTAGTCAGCAGTGTTAATGAAGGACAGTCTAGTCTTGAGGTAGGTTCTAAATACTATTTACCAGACAGCGGCACACTAACGACAACCGCTATTTCTGGTCGTGAAGTTGGTTTTGCTACCGCAGCTACCAAACTGCTTATTACTCAAGGGAGTGTATCATAATGACAAAAGCAAGAGACTTAGCAAACTTAATAAGCACAGGTAATCCTCTCGCTGATGGTGCAATAGCAGCCTCTGAAGTATCTGGATTAGCAACTGTGGCAACTAGCGGTGCATATTCTGACGTTACAGGCACACCTAGTTTAGCAGCCGTTGCAACAAGCGGTGCAGTAGCAGATGTTACTGGTGCAGCCCCATTAGCAAACCCTACGTTTACTGGTGGTGTTAGTTTAGGTGACAATGTTAAATTAAAACTTGGTGCATCGTCAGATTTACAGATTTATCATTCAACAGCAGATGCAGCAAGTATCATAACTGATCAAGGAACTGGGCCATTAGCTATACAAAGCAATCTAGTCTTGCTTCAAAATTCTGGTGGCACAGCTAATTTAATAAAAGCAACGGAAGGTGGGGCGGCAGAGTTACTGCACAGTAATGCAGTCAAACTTGCCACTACTGCTACAGGCGCAGACGTAACAGGTTTACTCAATACAGATAATTTAACAATTAATGGCGCTCAAGGTACTAATGGTCAGGTTCTTACTTCAACAGGAAGTGGGGTCGGTTGGGCTGATGCTGGTGGTGGTGCTTATGAATTAATTCAAAAAGTTTCAATTACTTCGAACGTAACTAATATTAGTTTCAACTCAATTACCGCACCAGAAGAACAATTATTATTATTATTTAATCAAGTTACAATAGATCAGAGAAATCATATTAGGTTTAACTATAAAGATTCTAGTGGTAATGATTTAACAGGCAGTAATGCTTATAGTTCTGCTTCTATGAATCATATGTCCAATGGTTCTGGGGGAAATTTTGGTTCTTCAAGTTACAATTTTGCTACTTTAACGGCTGGTAATTATGTACTGGATAGTTCTCCTTTTTGTGCTGCTTATCGTTTTAGTGGTTGGGGTACTGCAACTCCATTTTTCGAAGGCGTAGCTTCTTATAAAAATAATGCTAACGCCAATACATTTTTAAGAATGGCACAATCGGTTGGATATTTTGGAAGCGGAACACCTACAAGAATGTACATATATACAAGCGCAAATTACTTTACTGGTGGCGAAATTTATTTATACAAATTAGTTTGAGGACTGAGTAATGGCTGAAGCAACTTACAGAATAGAAGATGGTGAACTTATAGAAAACACCGCTGAAGATATTGCTGCTATAGAACAACGTAAAGCAGACGAAGCACCACATGATTTAGAAGAAAATAAAAGTCAGGTAAGACAAGAACGCAACGCTCTACTCGCAGCAAGCGATTGGACACAAGCTAACGACAGTCCATTGGCTAACGATAAGAAGATAGAATGGGCATCGTATAGAACTTTGCTGCGTGACTTGCCGTCAAGTTCTGATTGGCCTGACGTAACATTTCCAACAGAACCTAGTTAAATGTAATGGACCCAGTTAGTTGCGTTGCTCTAGCGACAGGAAGCTTTAAGGCTCTCAAAGCAGCGATTGGAGCAGGGAAAGATTTTCAAGAAATGACAGGGCAGCTTTCGCAATGGGGCAAAGCTTTCTCAGACTTTACTAATCTAGAAGAAAGAGAAAAAAATCCTCCGTTCTGGAAGAAAACATTTAAAGGTTCTGATGAAGAAACAGCTTTAGAAATCTTTGCACATAAAAAGAAAATGGAACAAATGAGAAATGAAATCAAAGATCATATCTCTTGGACATATGGACCTAGTGCTTGGAAAGAAGTATTACAGATTGAAGCTCAAATGCGTAGAAAAAGAAAGCAAGAGCTATACAAAAAGCAGGAACAGATAGATGCAATTATTAACTTTGGTATTGGTTTCATTATTTTTGTTATCGGTGGTGGTATCTTGTTCTGCGTTTTCTATTACCTTGGTAAATGGCAAGGTCGGTGGTGATGTGGGTACTTCTTTGGCTGCAAGTAATTAGCGGAACATTCGATCACTACCATATCTCTAGTCATTCAAGTGAAGAGGCATGCAAAGAAGGATTAAAAGAAGCTAAAGTTTTAGTTACAAATACAAATAGCAAAGTGGTCTGTATAAAAATTGAACGGTGACAATTACAGAATGGAAGGGAAGATACATAATCTATGACAATAAGGGTTATGTAATAATTATAACTAGGGACAAGCGAGTAGCTTACAAATACGCAAGGAAATATTATGGTAGCAATCACAGCTAATTATTTAGATGAACTAAAGATCTTACCGCGCCTGGCATTTTTATGTCAGATTATTTTAACTTGGAAAGTATGTCTTTGGTTTATGACATTAGAAGATCCAACCACGCAACAGTCTGCATTTGTATCTTTAGTTACTGCTATGCTTTCTGCGTCTTTTGCGTTATGGTTAGGCAAGGAAGCAAAGACAGATAGAGGTGGACACTATGCTCCAGACACTAATAGGTCCGATAACTGAACTAGCAGGAGGTTGGTTAAATGCCAAAACCCAAGCCCAACAAGCAAACGCAAAACTCAAACTCACCGAAGCCGAAGCCAAAGCCAAAATCCTCGTCTCCAAAGAAACCTCAGTCCAAGACTGGGAAAGGATTATGGCACAAGGTTCTCAGTCTTCTTGGAAGGACGAGTGGTTAGTTTTATTATTCTCAATTCCATTGATCCTAGTGTTCACAGGTGAGTGGGGTCGCACAGTCGTTGCAGAGGGGTTCACAGCACTGGAACAGATGCCTGAGTGGTATCAGTATACTTTAGGCGTTATCGTAGCCAGTAGCTTTGCTGTGCGCTCTGCGACAAAGTTCTTTAAGAAAGGTTAATTATGGCATTTAAATTATCAGACAGATCAATGAGCAAACTTAGAGGTGTGCATCCTGATTTGGTTAAGGTTGTAACTACAGCTATAACTCTAACTGATGTAGACTTTGGATGTATTTGTGGGTTGCGTACCGAAGAAGAGCAAAAAGAACTTGTAGCTAAAGGTGCAAGTAAAACTATGAACAGTTTTCATCGAAGGCAGGTAGATGGATTCTCTCATGCTGTTGATCTTATGGCTTACGTTGGTTCTCGAGCAAGTTGGGAAGAAACACTTTACGATAACATAGCTGATGCAATGAAAAAGGCAGGGGATCAGCATGGTGTTAGTGTAACTTGGGGTGGTGCTTGGCAAGCAAGTCCAGACGTTCGATGGTTAAACATGAGAGATTGGCAAGGCACAATGGAAGAAGCATCATTAGCTTACATTGATCTTAGACGTAGCCAAGGGAAGCGTCCGTTTTATGACGGTCCTCACTTCGAGTTGACTAGATAAATTTTTTTCCCAAGGAGGCTTTGATAAACTAATCTTGCTTTTGTCTTGCACAGACATCTTGCGTTTATACCCTAGCCATTCTTTATCTTTCTTAGTCCACATCTGGTCTTACCTTTGGCTTTACATCAGGCTGCTGAACTCCTGACATGAATGGTGTTTTTTTACAGTACATCATAATCTCTTTTCCGTAGGTATCAGCCAGTATATCATACAAATTATCTAATACACCATCGCCCATAGCATCATAACATTTTTGTTCGCTTGGGAATATAATACTGGTTGCTACTTCTTGATCCTCAACAACGTACTCAATAACGAGTAGTGTGTAGAATAATTTTAACATTGTTTATCTTTCTTGCTTTGATTAAAATAGTAAAGAGGACAGGTTATACTGCCCCTGTCCTCACGATTAAATATGATAGCCTAGTTTTCTTAGCTTAGAAACAAAAAGCGTTAGATCTTCTCTTGCATGAAAGTGTTTTATCTCTGCGTTTTTATCTTTATCAGATTTAAATCTTTCTTCAGACCATTTTCTTTCTTGTTGTTTTAGATACTTGAGTTCAAACTGTTGAGCAGGAGATAGCCGTTTTCTTGTCACTGTTATATCTCCTTGCAAACTGAATGTTGTATCGCCAAGCTTCTGTTCTTAGCTGCCCCATGTCAATGTCAATCATCCGAGAAGCCTCGGTAATTGTAAGGTTAGCTTTGGCACAAGTTTCTATTAACCTCCGTTTCTCTTCCTTGTGCCGCTGTCTTAACTCAGGCCATGTTTCTTTAGAACGGTATTTTGTCATCTTTATCTCCACCAATACTTGGCGTTACTTGAAAAGAAATCATTTTATTACCGTTGTGTTCTTTGCGCCAACCTGCCATTCGCATTTTATCTTTAGTCTCAGTCATTGTGTAATCATCCAATGGCCCAGAGTAATTTGGTTTACCATCAGATGCTTCTGTATCTTCAAACATAATTGAACATCGTTGATATACTTCAATAATATTTTTGCCATTCTTGGTTGTACCTGCCATCATTACAATCTTGCGTTCATTGCCTTGCAAATCCATTTTGCCAGAGAGAATAAACTTCTGATCTGGATATGGCGCAAACCCTGCACCTTTATTTCTGTTGTCGTATTCTGCCATTTTTTTGGCTCCTGTATTATAATGTTTTTGTGCTGCTACTAATCTTGCGTGGTGACTTCGAGACTTGTCTTTTCTGTGACCACAAGATTCCCCTGCCTTAGCTGCACACTTTGGGCAGGGTACTTGTTGAACCATTTCTTTGGTAGTAATTACCAATCAGGTTTGTCCTTGTCGGTGTACTTGTTACCATCGAACTCCCCAAGAAATACATCAGCATTAAAACCTAAGTGTGATAGTGCTTTAGTTAGCCCATCAGTCATAGCTTTCTTTGGCGCATCTTCATCTACTTTGCCATTACGCATAAGAGACTTACAGCCAGAGACAGGACCGAATACATTGTTTGGTGATCCACTATGCCATACACTTACATTAGCTATAACAACTGTATCATCTGGCGATAGGTTGTGAATAATTGTATCTACAGAATAACCCCATCCCCCACCTACTGGACCAAACTTTTGAGTCATTGCTTTGATTTGATAATGTGCATCAATAGCAGTAAACTTTCTTTGACCATAACTTACATCTTTAAGATATTTTTTATCAGAGGTTGATACCTCATTCCATAATTCTAGATTAAACTTTTCTGTTTCTTTATTCATGCTTTGCTCCTTACATTGATGCGAAGTGATCCACGTTTGTCTCTCTTCACAGTTAATTGGTCACAATAAACCTCACGTTCATCATCACCGACCATTCCTTTTAAGTTTTCTTTTGCAGTCTCGAACTGCTTGTGATCCCATTGTTTGTTAAGATATGTAACTGCATTATCCATAAACATATTGTCTGTACTGGCATCACGTTTAACCATTTCATCTACAGGTATTTTATCTATAGATAGATTAGGTTCATCTATACCTACTGGTTCTTCTTCACGCTCAACGTATCCCCAGAAATCCTTGATGATTGTTTTCATACCTTCAACATACTTTTCATCGTATCTTACTTTGGCATAGTCCCATCTGTTGTTGCCAAAGATTACAGACAGGAAACATGCAGGTGACTCAGACAACATCATGTATAGCTGTATCTGTGGCATGTATTGTGTAAGCACATCTTCCATCTTGTTATTCTGAAACGTGTGCTTTGCTTCAATAATACTGCTACCTACCATCCCATCAATTGTACCTTTGTATGGCACACCAGATATTTTATTTTCAAATATCATTTGCTTTGAGTCTACAGTTTGGTCTGTGTTTTCTTCAAACCATCTTAGGTTAAACTCTTCAGTGTGAACACCAAGTTGTACTGCAAGTATGCTACTCAAATCATCTGATTCTTTTAGACCCATCTTGACTTGCCAAAGCTCATACCACTCAGCATTCATTATCTTAACGGCATCGCTGCCGCCAATAAAATTCTTTCTATCCATAACATTTGCTCCTTATATATGTATAGTTCTACTGCATCTACGCAGCAGGGTCAACATACTTTTTTATATCATCCATAGTTACAACACCACGCTCAAGCAGTTGTTCGCGTGATAAGGTGTCTTTAATATAAAGATCATCTATATCTTCACCTGCTAGAATTCTTTTCTCAGCCAAGCGAAATCTATCAAGGCTAAACTCTACAGACGAGGTAAGCTCTTTTACATCGTATACTTTAACACTTTCTTGGGTTGCAGTTATAAATGTTTTGATTGTCGGCCATGTCCGCGCTCCATGAATGGCGCGGATCTGTCCGTCAATCCTAACCAGAACACCCTTAAACATATCGTCATTGAACTGAGAAGGTATGTGTTTGTTTACATCTTCTACAATCAAAACCATTTCTTCTTTGAGTGTCTCATTGTCCATGCCAGTAGGCGGTGTGTATCTACGCAGTAATTGTTGTAGCCAAGAACCTACGATACGAGTGCGATCATCATATTTCATCTTGTATACTCTTATAATCATTGCGTAGATTAACGCCTAAGTTATAGATACATTCTCTTTTAAACTTATCTAACTCTTTTAAACCAAGTGCATTATCTTTTTGAAATAAATCCCACATCTCTTCTAGTCGATCTAAGACGTAGTGCATGCATACTCTGTTATCCATTTTTATTACCTAACCTTTCAAATGCGTACCTATCGAAGTTAATAATATCATCAAGA